CGGTGTCTGTTCTGGAGCATCGTGTTGAGGAGATTAACGACTCCTTCAGACTGAACGTGGAGGTTTGAAATGGCTCAAAAGAAGCTACAAAAAAACAGTAAGATAAACGACCTAGACTTAGATCACGATGGGGTCGTAGACGATCAGGAGCTTAAAGCCCTTGCGGCGGTTGAGGCTGCTGAAAAGATGGACGCGCAGCGGCACATGGCGTGGGCAACCCTAGCGGCTATGGGGGTGTTCACTGCGATAATGTTTGTGTTACCATTAGATCGGGTTAAAGCATTGAGTGATATATCTAATATGCTTTACTTGTCGGGTGCCGGTCTCGTCGGCGCATATATGTCCGTGTCCGTGTGGATGGCTAAAGGTAAGTAATGTTAAAGATTTACCTCCTTATCGTAGTAGTTGGTCTGGTAGGCGGCAGCGTCTACGGGGCTTACTATTACTATAAGGATAGCCAAGATCGTATCCGCATCTTGACTGAGAACACCGCCAAGTTGGAGACCGCGAAGAAAATGCAGGACCAAACGATCAACATTATGATCGAAGATCGTGAAAAGTTTGCAGAGCTTAACAAAGAGCTTCAGTTAAACCTGACCAAGGCAAATGTCTACAAGGACAAGCTGATCGGAAAACTGCGGAAGCATAATCTAGCAAAACTGAGCCTTCGCAAACCGCGACTCGTGGAGAAGAAAATCAATGCTGGCACGAAAAAGCTATTCAGGTCACTGGAGGTTCTTTCCGGCGCTGTTGCTCCTGCCCCTGCTGTTAAGTAGTTGCACCAGCTTCAAGAAGATACTGCCGATTGAAATAAAGACGGTAGAGGTCGAGCGGAAGATTCCTACGCAAAACCGTCCGCGCCCGGTGTCTTTAAGTAACTTGCACTTTTATGTGGTTACTGAGGACACCTTCGCGGCGTTTAAACAGCGGTTTGAAAAGGAGAATGGCGACCTGCTATTCTACGCTATCTCAGTCCGCGACTACGAGACACTGGCCCTGAACATGGCTGAGTTAAAGCGTTTTATCCAGCAGCAGAAACAGATTATCATATATTATGAAAAAGCTGTGAAACCAAAAAACAAAACGAAGGTTTTAAAATAGAATGGAAATGCTTACGGCGGACGGCCTAGATGCCGCAATTCTAGGTGTTGGCGAAAGATGCGGCCAACCGGACATTGTGGCTTATGACGTTGCGAAGATCATTGAAATCCTTATGGATCGCGACGGGATGTCTTATGAGGAAGCCTTTGAGTTTTACGAGTTTAACATAGCGGGCGCGTGGCACGGGGATCAGACTCCGCTATGGGTTCGTGTAGGGGATACGCCCTACGAGGAGGGGTAATGGCGCGAAAGAAAGACACCCCAATTCCCCGCACCACTTCGGGCAAGGGTGCGAACTACCGAAAGACAAAGTCGGGTGCCGGAATGACCAAAAAGGGTGTTTCAGCCTACAAAAAAGCCAATCCGGGGTCTAAGTTGCAGACTGCGGTGACCGGAAAGGTCAAAAAAGGAAGCGCGGCGGCTAAACGAAGGAAGTCCTATTGCGCGAGATCCGCAGGCCAGATGAAGGATTTTCCCTCGGCTGCTAAAGACCCGAACAGCAGGCTCCGGCAGGCTAGAAGCCGCTGGAAGTGTTAACGCACAAAAACGCAAGGAATATAGGAGCTATTAAATGGAAGAAGTTTTTCTTGCAGAGCACCTTTTGAAGGTGATTAAGGAGCGTCGGGGACGGATTACGGAAATGCTGTCCACGGGAAGCCCGTCTAATTACGAAGAATACAAACAACTTGTTGGCAACGTTGAGTCTTTAGATTATATAGGACAGGAGTTGAGAGAAATCTTAGAAAAGGCGGATTAATGTCGGATAAATCTGAAGGCTTGCCAAAAGAAAATCTAGTGTCTTTGAATCCTGCGTATGTTACTTTGAACGACAAGGTTCTGGACCCGGATAAAATTGACCTTGATACATCAGCTAGACTACCTTCCCCTACGGGTTGGCGGATGCTGATACTTCCCTATCGTGGAAAAGGCCAAACCGGTGGCGGAATTTTTCTTCCGGATTCCATTGTAGACCGAGAATCGGTAGCTACTGTCTGTGGTTACGTACTAAAGGTTGGTCCCTTAGCTTATGCCGACAAGAAGAAATTTCCTACGGGTTCTTGGTGCAAAGAAAAAGACTGGGTTATTTTTGGCCGTTATGCCGGGGCTCGTTTTAAAATAGACGGCGGTGAAGTGCGTATTTTAAATGACGATGAGGTCATAGCCGTAATACAGGATCCAGAAGACATCCTGCACTATTAACATGGAAGGAACACCATGCCAGAACTTAATCAAGAGGAATTAGTTGTAGATATACCCGAGACGGGGCCTAGCGTCGATGTTGAGCTAGATCCAGTTTCCGAGACGGAATTAGCCGGAAAACAGGGGCCTGAAGAGGACGCAGCGCCGGAAGAAGAGCACCTAGAGTACAGTAAGAAGGTAAAACGCCGCATTGATTCGCTTACCCGGAAAACCCGGGAGGCCGAACGGCAGCAGCAGGCCGCTGTGGCTTATGCACAGGGGATTATTTCTGAAAACAGCCAGCTTAGAAGCAAGGTTCAGAGTCTAGATCAGGGCTACATCGCGGAGTATGGCGACCGCATTGCCACGCAGGCAGATTCATTGTCTCGGGACTTGGAAACAGCGATTGCCACGAATGACACCAGTGCTCAGGTAACCTTGAACAGACAGTTGTCTAAACTTGCAATAGAAGAAGAACGGGTAAGGGCTGCAAAGCAGCAACAGGCCCAACAGGCCCAACAGGCCCAACAGGCCCAACAGGCCCAACAGGCCCAACAGGCCCAACAGGCCCCACCGGCCCGTCCTGCTCAGTATCCGCAAGAACAACAGACACCAGTCCGTGCCGATCCAAAAGCCGTAAATTGGGCAGACCAGAACCCTTGGTTCGGTGAAGACGATGCAATGACCTTCGCGGCTTTTGGTATCCACAAAAAATTGGTGGAAGAGGAAGGCTTTGACACGGAGACGCCCGAGTATTACCATGAAATAGATACTAGGATTAGGGACGCCTTTCCACATAGGTTTAATGGGTCCTCTCCTCGAACAGAAGTACGACGACCACAACAGGCCGTTGCTTCTGCCACTCGCTTCGGTGCATCCGGGCGCAAGACAGTAAGGTTGACCGCAAGCGAAGTTGCAATAGCAAAAAAGCTGGGTGTTCCTCTGGATCAATACGCGAAATATAAACGCTAGGAGATTATGATGTCAGAAGAAAAGATTGATAGAACTCCTCGCGCCGCCCAAACCAGAACGGCAAAGCCGAGACGGAAACCTTGGGCACCCCCGTCCTTATTGGACGCACCGACCCCTCCAGAAGGCTTTGTCCACAGGTGGATTCGCGCCGAAATCCGGGGCTTTGACGACCGTAAAAATATTTCCGCTCGTATGAGAGAAGGGTGGGAATTGGTCCGAAAAGAGGAATACCCTGAGTTTCATGCGCCCACCATCGACACTGGACATTACGAAGGCGTTTTTGGCGTGGGCGGTTTGTTGCTGGCTCGTATTCCAATTGAGATCGTTGAAGAGCGCAAGTCTTACTTTAATCGGATGAATACCGATGCAATGTCTGCGGTAGACAATGATCTTATGAAGGAAACCCAGCATCATTCGATGGCGATTCAGAAGCCCGAACGCCAGTCGCGCGTAACGTTTGGAGGTCCTAAACCCGATAACGGTTAGGGCATATTGTTTTGAACCCTTTTGCTTTGAGGAGCAATAGAAATGGCTAACATTAACGGAAGCTTTGGCCTCCGTCCGCTTAACAAACTAGGCGGCGGAGCCAATTCCACGGGTCTTACTGGATATACTGCATACGAAATTGCCAATGGCAACACCAACAAGCTGTACCACGGTCAGATCGTTATCCCCCTTGCTTCGGGGTATATTGACGCGACGGGTAATGCCGCTGGTGGCACAGTTAGTCATCTAGGTGTGTTTCAAGGATGCGAGTATGTCTCTAGCACCACGGGAAAACCCACTTGGAGTAATTACTGGCCCGGATCCGGGGCGGATAGTAACCACCCGATTAAAGCCTTTATCAATGACGACCCTAGTCAGTTGTATGTAGTCGCGACTGACGCTACGTGGACGAACAAAGCAACGGCGCGCGCAAGTGTGTTTTTGAATGCAAGTACTTCCACGGGTGTTACGGGCACCGATGCCACTGGTGTCTCGTTGGGTCGTTTGGCTATCAGCACTCTAGCCACAACCAATAGCCTTACGCTACGGGTTATGGGTTGGGTCCAAGATTCGATGAACGAGGACTTTGCGTCAGCGGGAATCGGGGCAATTGTGCGGTTGAACAACAGCTTTAATGCACCTACGGGTTCCATTGCTGCTGGTACTGTTTCAACTACCGGCGTATAGGAGAACTGAGATATGGCTATTAGTAGAGCCCAACTTGTAAAGGAGTTGGAACCCGGCCTGAACGCACTGTTCGGAATGGAGTACGATCAATATGATCGCGAGCACGAGCAGATCTTTAATATGGAAAGTTCTGACCGTGCTTTTGAAGAAGAGGTGATGCTTTCCGGTTTTGGAAGTGCGCCGACTAAGTCAGAAGGTGGTGCTGTATCCTTTGATGACGCGCAGGAAGCTTATACTGCTCGTTACACAATGGAAACAATCGCGCTTGCTTTCTCTATCACGGAAGAAGCTGTTGAGGACAACCTTTATGACCGGCTTGCTAGCCGGTATACAAAGGCCCTTGCACGTAGCATGAGTCAGACGAAACAGGTTAAGGCCGCAGCGGTTCTTAACAATGCGTTTGACAGCACCTACACGGGTGGAGATGCGAAAGAGCTTTGTGCTACGGACCATCCGCTTGTTTCCGGAAGCACTTTCCGGAATGAGCTATCCACCGCAGCCGATCTCAACGAGACCAGTCTTGAACAGTCTCTGATCGACATCGCTAGCTTTGTTGATGAGCGGGGCCTCAAGGTTGCGGTTCGCGGAATGAAACTGATTGTTCCTAAAGAACTTCAGTTCACTGCGGATCGTCTGCTTGAATCCACTCTTCGTCCAGGTACTGCGGATAACGACATTAACGCTACGCGGAACATGGGTATGCTTCCGGAAGGCTATGCCGTTAATCACTTCCTGAGCGATAC